TCTCAAACCGTGCATCACGTATGTACTCCTCAGTGGTTATCTTGCTGAGGCTGTACTCTTTGTCGTAGTACGTCTCGAAGTCCAGTGCAATTATTTTCATTCTACGTTGGAACCTTCTAATATTTTCTTCATAACAAAAGAGTGTAATTGGTGCTTGCCCACTACACGAAATTTATTCCATACCATCTCGCATTCAAAATTATCTAGAATAATAAGCGCGTCTTTGTCGCCGTCCACTACTCGTTTCTTTACTACAGTTAAAAACGAATGCCACTTGCTAGAACTATGAAGCGCAAATTCTTCTGGGTGTGAATCCATGCGCTGCATCAATAGCGCCACTGCTTCACATGGTACGTTCCTATGTATTGTTACTTTTTTTGTCATCTGTTAGCTCCTTCAATATCTGCTCGATCATGTCAAGGTTTGACTCCCTAGCCACAGCAGCTATGCCTTGCGCCGTACGTATAGCGTTGATCTCTCTGTCTTGTAGTGCAGTGGGTAGCTTGCCTTGGGCTTTGCACTCTATGGCTAAGAACTTGCCTTTGACGCAGCAGATAATGTCAGGCACACCAGAGCGACCGTAGCCGTGCGTAGCTGGAAAGAAATAGTATGCACCGTATTGCTTAATCAGCTTGACGACTGCGGCCTTAACTTTGCTCTCTGGTGTGGCTGGCATAGTTACCTCGTAGGTGGGTTGATCTCGTTCTTCTCGATAGCGCGGTCAAGATACCACCGTGCTTTCTGCAAATCTTGCAACCCCATGTTAGTGCCTTTCTTACCAGCGCGGCAAATATATTTCACAACATTGCCAAGGTGATAGCCGAGCCGCTTCGCTTCGATGAAGTCTATTGTCTCGATGCCACCATCTGTGTAGTGCGCAGGGTGATTGACTACATCATGAACAGATGTGTTTGACGAAACCATTGCAGCCAAACGAATCTTAGGATTCAACTTAGCCCGTTCCTTAGCGTACTGCTCTGCGGTCAGACCCAGCTTGTTAGCTATTGCTACTTGCGTAGCCGTTATCGTTATTTTATTATCTTGTCTGTGCTGCTTACGAATTCTGTAACGCGTGTTGTAGATGGATTGCTTTGATGCCTTAAACTTTTCCATAAGCTCCGCTACGGGTGCGTTTGGGTTCTCTTGCATGTACTTGGTCAGCTTTGCTGCTTTAGTCCTTCTTTTCATGGTTAGCTCCTAATTTGTGATTGACATACTCTTCCAACAAACTTCTTATTTCCTTACTGCCATTTGGGTAGTTATCGAAGAAATACTTGATAACGTACTCCGGCATACGCACGCTTAGCATCTTCATTGCTGGCTTCGCACGCTTACGCCTTACTACTTCAGTCATGCGCCTTCCCCTTAATTAAGTCTACCATTTCTACATACGCTGCCTTGCTGTGCTCATGAGTCTTTGCGGATACCATCTCATGTGCAACCTTAAATAGTTTGCTGTGCTTACGTAGCGCCGTTGCCGCTGCGTTATCTAATTCGTTGCGTGCGTTGTCGTCCAGATAGTCTGCTAGTTGTTCTATAGTTTTCATCTCTCCTCCCTTGCTTTCATCATTGCGTCTGCTGCATCGTATGCCCATCTTGCAACCCGCAGCGGGTCATCTCTGAATGTGCCGAAATCAAAATGATGTATCAAGCCATTCATCGCCTGTGCCGCAAAGTAATCGCGCAAGTCCATGCCTTGTTGATTTGTCATGTTGGGAAATGCTTTCATCCTAACTCCCTACTCGTTGGTCTGGTGGTAATGTGGATTGGTAATCGTCCCACGTTTCTTCTAATAACATTGCTGCTTTCATCAGCATAGAAACTAACGCTTCATGCCTGTCTTCGTCCAGTCCTTCGGCGTACCCGCGCAACCTGTACGCCATCGTGTAACACTGTAATTTTCTTGCGTCGATCATAAGTCCTCCACTTTTATCAAGTCCACATACGCCCCGTTCTTGTACACAAACCTAGCGCCAATAAGTTTCTCGTTATCATCGAAGTAGCAGCAGAGCATATGGTTATCCACCCACGGGGCGTTGCACCGTAGTGAGTCCGACTTCTTTTCTGGCATCGGATAACTCACTGTGTACTTAACTCGCGGGTTTTGCGGCTCTCGCTGGTAGTCGTATAGTTTTATGTCAGGCACTGTTCTTCTCCTGCTTTATCAGCGTCCCGCACACAACACAATGGTCATATAAACCCTCGCTTCGCTCGTCCCACTCTGACCTAAAAGGGTGTTTACACACACGGCATAACCATGCAAGTGGCGCAAACAGACAACAAAGAACGCCAGCAATAAAGTTGCTCACGTGTTCCTCTCCTTCAACTTGGCTTCGATGTTTCTAGCCAAATGCACAATAAGTTGTGAAGTTAATTCAAGATTTGTCTGACACGCTTCGTACCAAAGGTGTTTGATTTCATTCTCCGTCAGCCCTTGCCATTCGCGCTGCTCCTGTTTATTCAGTGTGTTTATCACGCGCTGTATCAGGGCGTTTGCTATCTCAGGCTTCTCCATCGCCGTGGTCAGTATTTCAGCCAGCCTTTTATTTGTGACAGTCATCCGTTTTTCTCTCATTCCAAAAACTCCTTCACCTGTTCGTACACGCCGTTCCTTGCGCTGTTGTCAGACTCGTACTTAGTCCATCCGGCGTAGCGCATCTCGTTCTCGCAGCGTTCAAGCAACTCAATCATCCGTTGCACCTGCGTCTCTGTATATAAGCCCTCGTCATCTGGTTCAGGTTTCAAACCAAGATTAGTTTGCCAGTCGTCTTTGCCGTGTTGTGCTACGGCTTTCATGTACGATAACTCGCGTATCTTTATCCACGCTACAGGTTTCATAACCCACCTCGCAACGCCCACTCTTTCGCCTTCTCTGTCATCCACAAGGCATCCATGCGACTCATTTTTGATGAGCGTATAACCAACTCACCCTCATTGTCGTACCCAATAATCAACACATCCGTAAGCGATTCGTTCAAAGCAGACTGCAACGCCTGTTCTGGTGTGAAGTTTATTGATGCTGGTAGTGCGATTACGTTTTGGTTGTTCATATCTCAAGGCTTTCGATAATGTGGGCAAGGTCATCAATGACGGCTGTTGTTTGCTGTCGGTATTGATTGATGGACAAGCCAAGCGGTGAAGCCACTGGCGGCAAGTCATGATCTGCTGTACGCATCGGTGCATCTGCTATTACTGGCTTGAGGCGCATCCGTAGCGTTTCAACTGTGGCTTTCAGCAAGTCTAGCGTGCACTGCATCTCAACACATTGGCGCTCGATCTGGCTTTTGTAGTGCTCAATGTCTTGCTTTTGGGTAATATTGTGTTCTCCGCCAATGATGGCTTTGCCGTATGTAAATTGGTTCATGTTGTGATCTCCACTCATATCAATCCTTTCCAAAGCCAGAAACGTAAGGAGTACCCATTGCATCATCACGCTCACGTAATGCCTTGTGGTACTCGTCCAGCAGCGCATGAGCATCATTCCATGTGTCCGTAGGGTTAAGCAGGGCGCACTCCAGCATGATCGCCAGCCGGTGCGCGAACCGATCTCCTATGTCATCAGTCATCCCTGCCCCCTTGCGCGTATAGATTTTTGAATGTTCAACGCAATTCCTGCTTCATCATCAAAAGCAGATACAGCAAACACATCACACACCTTCGCACACGCCTCGCGCTCTGCTTCCACTGCTGCTTCAATCATTTTTATAACTTCATGGTCACACTGCATCAGCGGTTGAAACGCTACCAAATTAGCCTGTGTCTTGTGAAAGAGTTTGTTGTATTCATCCCATGTCATAACTTATGCCCCCTCATCTGTCTGCATCGCGCTCTATCTTCCGCACTAAAGTCAGGGCTGATCTCAGCCACGCCACACATGATCTGCGGCTCGTCCATGATTACCCTTGTGCCGTAGTACAAACTGAACATAGCTATCGCTACGTAGAACGCCACGGCTATGATCTCAGGCGGCTTCATACCAAAGCTTCCCCATGTGTCTCGGGTGTCGGCTTTGCATCTCTGTGCTTAGTCTTAGTGACTAGCTTCCAGCCACCTTGCACAAAACGCTCAGCTTCTTCTCTGTACCAAAACTTGCGGAAGAGCTTGCCTTCCTCGTCGTAAACCTCGTATCTCATAACTTGCTCCGTGCTTTAAAGATTTCAGATTGCTTGCTGCCGGAAAACGGCACTTTGTGTTCTGCATAATCACCCTTAGCAATAGCCAAAGAATACGGCTCATCGTAGAATACACGGTTACTCATGGCGGGGTCAGGCTTGTCCTTGTTCTTGTCCTTGCCGTAGTGAAAGAACTTCTCAGGGCTTTGCTGTTTGATGCGCTCGATGGCTTCGTCAATCGCTTTGTTTTTGGCTTGCAGTGGCTTCACTTCAGTCGCTTCCATCAGTATCATTACTTGCATAGGGGTAAGTAGTCGTGCAGCTTGCATAGTTATTCTCCTTGGTTGGTTTTACACTCGTAGCATCACGCCGAATACGCGTGACAAAAATGATTGTGACTGGTTCTTGTACCCTAGCAGCACGTCCTGCACCAGCCTCTCCTCTGGTGTTGGTAAGAGCCCTGCTTTGGGCGTGTAATGTGCACCGATCTTCGGCGGTTCTTCTTTTATAAACTGTCCGTTTCGTAGCATGGTCACTCCTTTCTTTGTATGTCAGCCTTTATCTTTTCTATCAGTGCGCGGTCTTGCCTTGTAAGCGAGGGTTTCAACTTAGGAAACGCGTGAGAATCTAAGGCATTTGCCCCTACTGGTTTTGGTAGCGTGTCAGTGAGCACCTCCATAGTAGAAAATCTGTGCGCACATCCGTGGCATTTTCTGTACCGCAATATCTGGGTTGCGGTGTAGTTCACTGTTGTGGTTACGTAAGTACGATTAGTCTTACATTTCGGGCACTGCATCACTATCCTCCTTTAAACCGAATTCAAATCCTTCGGGCGGCGACGCTACTATAAAGCCTTGCTTTACTTTTATACCTACCCCCTCCACTACAATATTGGGGTCAGTCAGTTTCAACATACCGATGCGTTGTCTCACCGTGTACGGAAGCTCCTCACTATCCCATACAGAGATACGTCCATCATATCGTACTACATATTTATCATCTTCGGTTAACACTGTCAACACTTTGTCTGTTTTAATTTCTGTTTCTAGTGCGTTGATGTAGTCAAGCGCGGTCTCTTGCTCTAATAAAGTATTCATAAGCTCTTGCTCTGGTGCTGCTAACGTAGCCATAAAAGCTTGTACGTTACTCTTAATGTAGTGTTGCATAACTGAATATGCTTTATTGCGCGTATGTGAAAGATTGTTGCCATACCGATGGATGGTGGAGCGCACAAAGTCACTCGCTTTGTTACGTACCTCATCTAGCAATGCTGCTACTGGTAGGGGTGTGAAGTGCTGCTTTACCGCTTTCATTGCAATTTTTAACTCCTTGGTGCGTAGCTGCGAGCCACGATCCCGCGCCATCAATAGGCGTTGACAGCTAATCTCAAACACTAGCTCTTTCTGCCCTGACTTGCCGTACCGATGCCCCACGCCAATAACTCCAATTTCCTCGCGTGGGTTATTGTTGTTCATTACTTTAAAACTGCGCACCAAGACTTTGTTGTCAAACTCAGTACCTCTAGTGCCAATCAATAACCATGTCGGATACTTAACAGCTATGGCATCCACAAGCTGCGCCAAAAACGGCTGTACTGTTACCTCCAAGCCATCGAAACTCAAGTCCACGTTAGGATATTTGTAAGTCATGCTTGTAGCTCCTTATATTTTTTGAACCGTGCGTAAGCGTTCTTCTTAAATACGCCGGGCTCACACTGGCTCACTAAGAGTACTTCTGGATGCGTAGCTATGAGTAAGTCATCAAGGTGTTTAAGTTCCTGTTTTGGGTCAGTCCAAAGCTTGCTTCGGTGCGTGTAGCCAGACCAGACCATCTGCAAAGAAGCTTTATACCAGTTCCCATCTTTATCCTCCTGCGATACCGTGTCAATAAAGTGGCGCATACGGGGAACAACTTGGTCTATGTCTTGCCGCCAAGGTTGAAGCTCCAATGACCAATTACCCACATTGGGGGTTTCTGTCACAAGTTCTTCTCTATCGAACACGCCCTGCCGCAGCTTTATCATGCCGCACAGATAAGTCCGAAACGCCTCAACCGGCTTGCGTAGCTCCTTCATAAGTTTGCGGTCGATGTGGTACACCTCATGCGGCGCAACCTCCAACACTTCATACTTACCGCGTTCCATTTTTAGTTTTACCCCAGACTTTAGGCGATGATAGTCACCGTTGATTCTTAGCACTACATCCCTATCCGCAATACTTGCACCGATGCTAAGCACGTCACGAATAAAGTGTGCTGTGGTCTGAGACACGTAGCCGCCATCTTTAATAGCGATAACCCCATCAGGATGGAATGTCACCACGGGTGTGTCGTAGCAGACGCACTCAACCGCATCACCCTGCATACGTATCTGGAACTGCATCTTGTTGCGATGCCCCAGTGGGCGCAGCCCTGCGTTACGCCCCTTGCCCCTTATAGGCAGCGTAGCCCTGCACCACTGCAAAGCCTCGTCGTAGCTAAACAGTCTGCGGATACCGCTGTTCCTGTATTGTCCGTACATAACGCCTCCTAGAGTCTATATTTCTTGGTTATACCTTCGAGTCTATCCACTGTGTAGCCAGCCTTTGTGAATCTATCCTGCGCTTTGATTAGTGCCGCTGCGGTTTCGAGTAGCAGCGTACGTGCAACCTCTACATCTTCTGGCGTAGCATCAGGGTGTGTCATTAGCTTTAGCACCCACGTCTGCATGTGCTTGTACTTCGCATTGATAGCCTTAACCTGCTCGGCTATGCTTTTAGTTGTCGTTACTGTTGTCATGCTTCCCCCCTATTGATTGATACCCGGCCACATACCCCGCTGCGTGGCACTTACCTGCCATCTCACGTCCAGTCGAAACTTGTTTAAAATACAGCATGTCCTCGCCGAAGTGCCATAGCCGCTCATGATCTACGTCGTCCCCATGCACGTTAGATAGCCTGTGCTGCACACCAAGCAAGTAACCGGGTATCCACTCAGCCATATCTTCGTCAGCTATATCCCCATGCCTCCAGTACGCTCCGCCCTCTTTCACTACCCAGTCGATCCACTTGTCACACGCAGCCGCTGCTTGCTCGTCGATAGTCATTACCCCTCCTGTGTATCTACGGTTATGGTTCGGTTCAAGTCCAGCATGAACACCACGTGGTCGCCGCAATAGTCAGTCTCAACATCATCGTAGTTCTCACCTACACGTATGAACTCGTAGCAGAACATAGGTTGACCTTCGACTGGTGAGTTGTCAAAGTCCTCGATTAGTTCCTTGTAGTCCTCCACCGCTTCGATAAAAGCTTTGACGTCATCGTAGTCCTCGTACCATTTAACACCATCATCCTCAAACACCATACCCCTGTCGAACCAGCGTATGTAATCTTGGAACGTATCCACAGGGAAGTTCTCTTGTAGCCACAGCTTAAGCATAGGGAAGTGCTCCACCTTACTTACATAGAACACAGCAGCCACATCGCTTCGATATCCCATATCGTTCTCCTTACCAGTCAAACTTCTCAATGATTGCATCCACCTTAGACTTCACATCGCTGCGTACGTGCTCGTACTCTTTGATGTCTTCGATGTCTACACCTATCAAGGCACGCTCAAGGTCGCGCCTAGCTTCTTCAAGCTTGGGGTCGTTAGTCACATTCAAGTGCGTCAGCAAGCGACACAGTTCCTGTGGGTTGTCGATCAGACTGTCGTGATACCGCTTCTTAGTCTCGGCCCCTTCCTCATCGTGCAGCTTCGTAGACAGGGATAAGAGTTCTTTGTGCAGCTTGTCCCACGGGGTGCGTACCGCGTCAGCCAGTCGGTTGTTGAAGTCTGCCTCGTAGCTCTCTTGCAATTCCTTCAGGTCATCGTTGGCTACGTCCAGTCGGAAGTCACCCGTCTCAGGCAACGGTGAGAACACGATGCTGAATCCGAACTTCTCTTTGACCTCATCCAGTGTCGGATAGTCATCAGCCTTGAACATGCCCTGCAAGTTAGCCTGTGCATTGGCTACGATGGTGTTGTACTGCGTGTAGAAGTTGTTGCACATGCCATCGTAAGTGACACGCATGTTGTTGACGTGCTGCTTGTACTCCAGCATCAGCTTGACGGGCAAGAGTCGTGCGCCCTTGTTAGCCCACGGCAACGTCATCTCGTTGTGGTACAGCCTGATACGTGCTGCATACTTAGCAATGTCAGCACACAGGGTAGACCCTGCGACTAGGTTCTTGTACACCTTCGATGCGTCACGTGTTGCATTGTGATTGGCGTTGACTGCATCTGTCACGTTACGGTCAAGCTTACTTGCGCCCCAGTTGGACACGTTCAACTCAACCAGCACTGCGCTTGCTGATATACCCATGATTAGCTCCTTTCGGTTGGTACTACTTAGTTATTGTCTGGCTTACCTGCCAGCTTGTACAGGTTGTAGCTCTCGTTAGTCAGCATCTGCATAGTGAAGCTGTTGTCAGGCTCTACCGGATAGATGTGATGTGTGTTGAACGAAGGAATGCCGTTCTCCGCACTGTGATACTTGGATTGATACATCTCTGCGTGTTGTAATATGTCGGCAATAGCGATTGCCTTGTCTGCATCTACTACGATAGACCGATACCCTAGATTCACGATTACCTTGCTCATACTTAGCTCCTTAGTTGATGTGAATAGTCTTGCCATTTGGGGCAGTGTTAGTGTTGCCACCCACGATAGTCCAGAGAACAGGGCATTCCCAGTCGCCACCCCAATCCGCACCGACATACCCATCGGTGAGCATGATGACGCACTCGGGCTTGATGCCTTTATCTTTAAGGTAAGCAGTGACACACGAAGGGCTTGTGCCACCACCGCCACGTGGTTTTGTAGACTCGATGATGTTCGCAACATTGCTTGTGTCATATTCCTCATGTCCTGCCACCTCGCTATCCCAGTACAACAAGTCAACACGCTCAGGCATAACTTCCTCAGCGATACCCTTGACCTCAGATAGGAAGTCGCTTAACTCCCTGACCCCGATAGACCCAGATGTATCTACGCCGATTACGATATGCCCAACCCGCTCGCTTATCATTGTCGGCATATAAATATCGCTTCCAATGAACCGTCTGTTGACGCGTCTCCATGATGATGTGTCCTTACCTGCACAGATTGATTTCACAAACTCGCGCAGCATCTCGCGCCAGTTGACCTTGGGGTTGAGCATGTCCATTAGCTCTCGGTTCATACCGCCAGCACCTTTGCCGTTGAACTTCTCGTGCGCCATAGCACCCTGCCGTAACGCTTGGTCGATCTCACGGGCTAGGTCTTTCTGCTCCTCTTCCGTTAGCTCTCGCGCCCCCTCCCAGTCATGCTCGTCGAAGCCATCGCCACCCCCGCCACCCCCGCCACCCCCGTCCTCTTGCTCCTGCTTGAGAATGTCGTAGACCTGCTTGGTGTGCATACCTCGGAACCGTTCATCGACCAGCCCGATCTCTTTGCCGTTCATGCGTGGCATAGCGATGTAATGCCCATGCGGGTCAAGGTCTTTGAGTTCTAGATTAATCACGTAGTCACAAGCAGCGTTGCTTAGCTGCGGCTCCTCGTCGTATAGCTTGCGCCACGTGGTCAGATGCCGATACGCTTTGTGCATACATTCGTGGAGAACTACGAATGCCAGTTCTTTTTCTGGCAAGTCCTTGACGAACTTGCGCCCATACACCTCATCGCGCCCGTTGGTTGCTGCCGTTGGCACGTTGTCATCAATACGTGTCTTGCCCACCATCATCACACCCTGCCACAGTGCGAACTTAGGCTCACGCATGAGACTGATCTTGACCTTCGCCAGCTTGCGTTCTTCTGTCATATACCCCTCCTGTTAATAAAGTCCTCTGCTGCTTCTTTGTCAGTATCAAGTAGTCGCCCACCTGTTATCTTGATGATGCGTAGGCAATACTCAATAGCTTCTTCACGGCTCATTGGCTCACTAAGTTTCTGAACCCCCTCGGTTGTGTATCTGACTACTCGCACCCGTAGTGGTTCTTTGCTTCGTGTCTTGCGATCAGGGTTGTCCTCTGGGAACCAACCCCAACCGTACGTGCCGCCGTACTCCTCTTTACGTAGATTCACACTCACAGCAAGTCCTCGTTACGTGCAACCCAGTCGCTGAATGCCTTGCAGCTAAACGCTACCTGCTGCTTAGACTTGGACTTGGCGATGTTGATTGCGAATGCTGCTTGCCACTCAGGTGCAAAGCGTTCCAGATACTGCATGAATGGTGTGATGGTTGCCTTGTCTACCTTGCTGATTGCACCGAACACCACGATGGCACAAGCACCTGCTGACTCAGGCACAAGAGCACCACGCGGGTCTTTGATCGTTGACTCCCACGTAGGTAGCTGGTCAGAGAACTCAAGGTAGGCTTGCATATCCCGAGCCGCAGCCTCACCGATAGTGCCGGACAATGCAGCGATCACACTGTCTGTATCCAACTGCTTGCGAATCTTGACGATGTTGGATGCACGCTCCAGTGACCGAGGGGATACGTACGCAGTGCTAGGGCGTAGCGGGTTGTAGATGTACGGGTTCTCCTTCTGGCTCCCGTCTGTGTAGCTTGCGAATATCTGTGGGAACTGCTTACCGAACGCAAGTATCTCAGCCTCGATGCCGTTGTCCATCGCCCACTCAGACCACTCCTCGAAGCTAGGCTTGCTGACTTGTATCGGCGTGATGCGGTTCAACGTATGGGCTTTCAACGTATCGCCTACGCCGTCAGTGGCAAGGTTGCCGGTCATGAAGATAATACTGTCGGGGTGCACAGGTATGTCGCCTAGCCTCGGGTTGTGTGCCTCAAGCAGTGGATGTAGCATATTGATAACAGGCGCAGCACCCTTACTGAACTCGTCAAGCATCACGATGACAGGCTCGCCGGTGTGGAACATAAACCTAGCGTTGGGGTAGTACTTGGTAGTGCGTGAGTCCTTGTCGATGACAGGCATAGCAATGTCACCCAAGTCCATGTTGGGCACGTCCATGTAGGCTAGGTGGTGGTTGGGGAACTTCTCTTTCAACGCCGCCATGATGGATGACTTGCCGATGCCCGGCTCGCCGCGCAGCATGTAGCGATTCTTAGGGGTAGCTGCGATGATTGCAGCCGCTTGCTTCAACGTCACGGTCTTGCCGAAATTGATTTCCATGCTTAGCTCCTTCTTGGTTAGGTACAACGGTTTAAGTTGTGGAAAAGGCTCGTTCGTTATTTAATCGTGTGCTGCTGTTCATACCCCCTCCGGTATCTCAATGTTGTCGCCCAGTTTGCTTGCCACGTAGCAGCGCATGGCTGCGATGAGTGGGGTTGTGCCGGTTCGCACGTGGTCACCATTTTTATCCTCGGCGTACCATCCATTCTCAGGTTCGCCTTGCTCATTCCATTGATACATCCAGATACCTAAACCCTCGCGCTGAATAATTAACCCGCCTTGCGACCAGTTCCACGATGGGTTCCACCACGGTGTGCCATGCCTATGGTTAAACTCGCCATAGTCCGCAGTCATCCACCTTTTACTCATCCAGTTCTTACCTTGCTTGCTTGGGTATACGGTAATCCCTGCGGCTTGCGCCACCGCCCAGTCCAACGCGCCTTTCTTTAGTTCTGATGTTTTCATATCACCCCCAAGTAAAGCACCACGGGTATCAGTGCTATCAGAATCCAGCACACCCAAGTTATCAAGTCGTCCATGTCCATATCGTCCTCCGTGTTGTGTAAGAAATGCC